TGCGATAGTACCTAATGCAGTACCGATGTTTGTGATTGATTTCTTGTTACCGCCTGTCAATGATGATTCAAATAAGAAATGACCCTTACCACCACCATCTTGAGATATAACCGATGTAACAAGATTAGTTGTTGAAGTAGAGAAATCAGTTACAGTTGTGATGTCGGCAGTAGCTACCAAGTTACCAGCGTATAAGATACTCAACGGCTTGTAGTTTGTCTTGTTAGTGACTGCTATTGCGTTTAGTATTGTAATATCACCACTCGCCCAAGTACCATCTTTAAACACGGCTACTTGACGCATAGAACCTGTTGCATAAGTCTGCATATCAGTAATCTCGGTATAGGTTGCTGATGTGTTGTACAAACCAACATACAAGATACCTTTCGGTTGCATACGGAAGAACTCGCTAATATGATAATAGTGAATAGCCGCTTGTGAACTTGCACCGCCTGTAAACTGAGTAATAGTACCTGCTATTGCAGTTCCTGTTGTTACATAAGTCGCAGTTATCGGAGTGCCTGAGTTCAAGAATGAACCCATTGATTTAGGTGCTACAATAGTCACCGTTGCCGTTGATGATGTTGCAGTATATCCGTGAGTTGCAGTACCTGAATTGATAATATTCTTAATAGCCGTTGCAACTAAAGTAGTTGTTGTATCACCTGCTACTTTTGTATATACACCCAATGAGATAGTACGACTTGCACCTGTTAGCGGATTCAAATCTGCCACCTTTAATTCAACCGTATTACCATCTGAACCAACGGCGGTAACTGCATAAGAACCCGATGCTGAAGTACCATCTGAATAATCTTTAACAATACCTGCTGCAACTGCATCATCAGCACTATACAAGGCTTTCACTCTTGCCGTTGTAGTGAATCCTGATGGCAATACTGTTGCATAAGTCGAAGAGAATACTGCGTATCCGCTTATGTGGTCTTTACTTTCAAGTGGTCGACCTAATCCACCGCTACCTTCTATGAAGGTTATATTTGGCTGTGCCATTGTTGTTGTGGTTTAAAGGTTAACTTATGCTGTTACTGCTCGTCCGATTTCTTGCCAGTCTGTACCATTGAATACAAAAGAGATAGTAGCTTTCTTATTAGCTGTTACACTCAATGTACCTGCTGATGTAAATCCTGTAGAAAAAGTAACAACACGAGTAGTAGCGTCAGCACTAAGGATGTATCTAACCTCATCTCCAACATAAGGAGCAGTTGTTGCCGTACCAACACCGATTGTTACCGATGGTGTTGCTGTTGCAAGTGCGCAAATAAAGAATGTCTTTGTTGCGTTTTCTTTAGTCGTACAAGCAATAGTAGCACCTGTTGTTAAGGTTTGTGTGTCTACTAAAATTTTGCGTCCTGTGTTTTCGGTATTCTTTGTACCTAAAAATCTATTTGTAGTTGCCATTTCTATTTATTTTTTGTTGTTGTTTTAACTTCTTTTTTTGTTTGTTCGGGATTTAGAATCTCTTCCCTTGAGAATGATGTTTTATAGTTTTTACTATTCTCGTTCCAAGTAAAGTTTAAGCCGTCTTCAGATAGCCATACCTGTTCGATATGGCTATTGAAGGCTACTTCTTCTTTTATTATTGAGAGAATCTGCTCTTTAGTGTAACTCATCTTAAACGTAGTTTACTACCTCTTGAGTGAATCCGAATTGAACATCTAATTTGCAAAGCATTTTAACGTAGAACAATTCAGAGTTGTTTTGTACTTTGTTCATTTCCAACTTAGCATCTTCAACCGAGTTCATACCTACCCAAAGGTTTGAATCCATTCCTGCGCTACCTTTAGCAAACATCATCTTGTAAGCAGGGAAGTCAGCAATACGAACTACAGGTAATCCTCTGTATTTCAAATCTAACTGCATTGATTGATAGTCAGCACCTTTGTAAGTTTGTGCAATGATAGCCTTAGCGTAAGCATCATACAAGTCATAAGATAAGAACAACTTCATTGAAGGGTCATACTTCAAAGCCGCAGGAATCAAGTCATAAATACGTTGAACCTCAGCTAAGATATTAGCAGCAAGAGTTGTAGTCAAGATTGCAGAACCTGCTAAATCCAATGTGTTAGCATCATCAGTTGCTTTTTTAACGAATCCGTCAAAGTATTTGTAGATACCTGCTGTAGCTGTGCTACCTGCCCAAATCATCTTGTTAACGTATCTATCGTGACGCTTCAATACTTGTTGAATAACTACTGATTCAACTGATGCAGGTAATGTGCGGTCGATTAAAGTAGGATTCAATTGTTGAGCATACCAATGGTCTTCAAAGTCACGAGGATTGAACTCCATATAAATCATATAATCGGCAGGAGTTAATGTACGAGAACTAATAACTTGCTCACCTTTGCTTACAGGTGTAGCCATTCTATCTTGAATCAAATCTTCATAATCAGCATCCCAACGTGGAATAGTGAACTTCTTTTTGATACCATCTTTTACATAAACGTGACCACCTTGAACTGTTTCATTACCAGTAATGGCACGAACAATAAACTGACCTGCTGCTTCACCTGCGTAGGTTGTATCAGAGATTGTGAATCCGTCTCCTTTCAAAGAACCTGATGGAGTTAAATTAGGAATAGTTGCACCGAATGCTTTAGCTGCACCGATAACTGCTCCAATAGCAAATAATACCCCTGCAACCATTAAAGGTGATGCACCTACTGCCATTGACAGAGTTGTACTAACGAGGGCAATAAGTACAAGTGATAGTGCGAATTTTTGTGTTTGTTTCATTTTAGAATTGTATGTTAGGGTTTAGTTTTTAACTTGATTTTTAGCGGTTATGTTAGCCATAATAGAAGCGGCAGTCGCTTGTTGATATTCAGGTTCAGCGTTAGCTTTAGGTGCTGCTACGTTCAATGGTAAGTCTTCTAAGATTGACTTAGTTCCTTCCATATCTAACTTAGCAAGGTTAACCCATTTAGCTAATGTCTCGGCTTTGTTACCGATACGAGCCTTAAATGTGTTTACCAACTTAGTAGCTGATGCGGTAGCTTCTGCATCCAATGTAGCTTCTTTCGATGCTTCCAATTCTGCTTTGGCTTGTGTTAATTCTGCTTCTAATGAAGCGATTCTTTCTTCTGCTGCGATACGAGCATTGTTAGCCGTTTCAGTTGCAGCAGTAGCGACATTTGTTGCTTCTTGCAACTTGTTGATAGCCTCTACGATTGATGCTTCGTTAGCATCTGCGTTAAGGTTCAACTTATTCGTGACTTGTGTCATTTTTGGTTTAGTTTTAGTGATTAATTTATTGATTAGTTTATCGGCATAAGGCATTATCTCGGAAGTTGCATTTGGTACAAATTTCTTGTTTAAAGAACTTGTAAATTCAGTATCTGTTGATATACCTAAGTCTTTGCATTTGTTTGCATCCATCCAAGTAGTGACATCCATAAAAGACATAATTGTATCAATCTCAATTCCACACTTTGCGGATAACATAGTAGCGATTGATGTTCTGAACGCATCCATTGACTTGTTATCTCCACCACTTACAGGGTGCATCATAAACTGAGCATAGTCGGACATAATACGTTTGCGTCCTGCCATAAAGATTGCACCTGATATGGATGCAGCGACACCTACGTTGTAAGTGTCAACAGGAGTTCGACTTTTGATGATTGCGTTGAACATATTCATCCCTTGCAAAACACTACCGCCTTCGGAGTTAATCCAAACTTGAATTCTTTTTTTGCCCATCATATCAAGGCATAATAACTCTTCTTGGAATTTAGCACCATCGATGTATGGAAGTCCATCCCATTCACCTTCTTCGGTGTAAGATGCACCGATTTGACGATTGACCAACATTATTGGTTCGTCTGCGTTAGCATCAATGCAATAACTAAATTCCATCTCCATAGGTGCAAAAATACAAAGCCTCCCAACGTATGGAAGGCTTGTACATTACAAATCTTTTTTATGACTTTAATAGCCGTTCAATCTTATCTTTCGGCATTGAATCGAAATATAAACGCAAGGCATCACCAACTACTTCTGACCGACTTACTTCTTGGTCTTTGGCATAGTTCACCACCAACGTATGATACTTCGGATTTGGATATGCTTCCACTTTTCTTTCAAGTGATGTTGACTTCTTTGGTTCTTGCATTGGGATGGGATTATAGTTTATAATTAAGTCCGTCTAAATAAATATTATATCCTCCATATAAAGCACTTGTATCTTCTAAACTTAAAACTCCTGATGTAGATATTTTTAATATAGCCGTAATAAACTGACCTGTACTATCAATTAGTGTTGCTGTAATATATTTTGTTGAAGACGGATAATAATTGCTTGTCAATGTAGCAATAGTTTCAGGTAGTGTAGGATTACCAATTAAAATAACTCCACTAAATGTTACAATGTTGTTACTCAAACTTACCTTTGGAGTCAACCCACTATAAACAGAGAAATTAGTTGTTAATGAAAGTGTATCACTTATTTGATTTAAATATTTCAATCCCGAATAAGCAAACCCTACAGTTGGTGATGGTGCAAGTGCGCTTTGATAGACCGACATCTTA